AAGCCTATTTAAAAGACAGGGCTTTTCAGCCCTGTCAGTGCTAATATTAAATTAGCGGATCAAGTGTACTTGAGTGTTGTAGCGCCAGTACCATAGTTACTTGTAACTTGTACAAATCCTGTACGTAAGCTAGCAACCATAACACGACGTTGTGTCTCAACTAGTTCTTGTGTATCAATACGAAGACCGCGTTGATTACCAACAATAAAGTTACCTGGTGCAAAACAAACTGCAGCAATACTGCTAGCTGCTCCAGTACCTACAAACTCACCTGAAACTAGTACTGGTGAATTACCAATTTGACCAATTTGACCAGTTAGTAATGTAGCTGAAGGACCAACTTGGTTCATTGTTTGGAAAACTGAATCATCAAGTAGATTGTAGTATGTTGCTGTATCAACAATGTAAATTACATCGGCTGGATCAAGACCCCAAACTCCAAGACCTTGACGCATTTTACGTAGATTAGCAACAGTAAATGCTACACCAGCAGTACCATTTGTAACTTGACCTGAAGTACCGGCTAGTGTTACTAGACCGCTGATAGGATCACCAGAGGTAGCGGCTGCGCCACGTAGGAATGCACGATCAACTGCACGAGCAATACGACGAATCATACCATCACGAATTACAGGCATAATAGCAAGAAGGCTATCTTCCTCTTCTTCGTAAGCTGTGTACTCGTTAGTAGCTACTTTGTATGCGCTAAGAGTAATCTCTTTAATGGCATGTACTGCTGTATTACCACCACTTGTTGATGTACCAAAGTTAGCATTATCAACCCATTGAGCAGTACCTGCTTCTGGATTAACTGGAATCTTCATTACGTTAGTTTGCATAGCAATCTGACGGAATAGTGGTGCGACGACTAGGCGACGACGAACCTCAGCTTCCATATTTAAGCTAACTTCTTGTTCCCACTGGCTAGTAGGTAAGTGTGGGCCTTGACCAGAACCAGCATACTTTTGAATCATTTCATGACCAAATTTGGTGCTGTCAATAGGCTTATTAGCCATTTTAGCTAATAGAACTGCTTTCTCTTTTTCAGCATAGGTCATTGCATTGCCACTGCCATCAGCAGGAAATTGCATACGTGACTTTTGAATAGCCTCGAGTTCAGCGGCTTTTTCTGCTAGTGTAGCTTGTAGACCGGCAATAGCAGACTTGTGTGTCTGCTCTTGTTCAGCTACGCGCTTTTCTACTTCTGCAAGTAGACGCTCTGCACCTGTGTCAACTGTTTGTACTTGTGCAACAGCGGCTTTGATTTTAGCATCAAGGTCAGCTTGTGCACGATCTTGTGCTGCTTTTTCAACAGCAACTTGAGCCTGTTGTTCAGCAATAGCTTTTGCTGTTTCAGCAGCGGCTTGACGAGCTGTATCGGCAAGCAATTTTTCTAGGTCTTTAGGATCCATGTTCCATTCCTTTGTAGTGTCGCAGTTTGCTTCCATTGTGGACTCTAGCCCTTTAGCTGATTCTAACTTGGGCGCAAATTGCAGTTTGAAAGATTTAACTTCTTCGTCGGTTTTAAACGATTTAGATAAACTAAATAATGTGTTTTGATTTGCAGGTACGGACACTACTGAAATCTCATGTAGTTCCAGTTCTTTAACGACAAACAGCTCATTGGCTGCATTATATTCCGCATCAGCGATACGAAAACCAATACTGAACGCAGTAAGTACTCCGTCTTTAATAAGATTAAACACTTCGCCCGCAGCTGCAGAAATCCGTGCTTTAATCCACAAACCTTTACTGTCAATTCTATGATCTACCATTCTGCCTACTGGCTCACTGTGGTCATGATAGGCTAAAATTACTGGATTTTTCAAATAATTTTGTATACCACTTTTCCACACTGTAACTGGCACTATGTCACCTTGACGATCTGTATCAACGGTACTTGCGTAACCTTCGATCATAATACTATCAATGCTCATGTCCTTGGTAGGTAGATTGCTTTTAGTAAAAGTACTGGTTAAAGTAATTACCTTACTTTTATCTACCATATACTATCTCCTTTTATTCCTTAGGAGCACTAGTGGGACGACCACCTTGTGCTGGATTTACCGCGCTGCCAGCAATATTAGCAGGAACACGTAATTCATCGTTTCCTGGAATTGGTGCATATCGTAATTCTACTCTAGCTTCGTTTGGTGTAATAATTCCGCCATTTACTAAGGTTTGATGATATGTTGCAACGTCTTTAATATCTGGTTGTAATGCACTTACATTGCTAGTAATTGCATCTACATCGTAACCGTAATAACGTTCTAGTGCACTAACAAATTTTCTAATAACTGGCATAACTGTTTCTAGGTAGAAAAGTCGCAGATTAGGTGAAATATTAGCATTATTACCACCGTCTAGTAAAAGTGGTGGGACGCCGATTACTTGTAGTAATAAGTCGTTATGTGTTTTAACTGCTTGATCAAAATCTAAATCTTTGTAACTGTTATTACTGATGCTGTGTGGCTTTAAACCGCTATCTAAAATAACAGGTCGTTTACCACCACTTTTATTACTATAGCGCTGTAACCAGTATTGTATAGTTTTTTCTTTTGCTACTTGTGATAGCGTATTATCGCTGGTAAGTACAAAACCAAATGTAGCACCATTATCAAAAAATTGTGTTTGAAACTGGTACATAGAATTAAGCAGATCAATACTATGTTGTGCCGCTTCTAACCTGCTAGCGCCGCGATAAATACTTTGTGAACTTAAATCACGAAAATGAAATACTTCACTTTCTTTAAATTCAATATAGCCGTTATAACGATATCCACTAATAAATGTTTTAGGATCTGTTAAAATTTCTGTATACTGTGCTGGAAGATGGTACATAAATACACCATCAAAATGTATAAATACATTTCCCTCTAATAACAAATCAGTAAAAATGGCTTGACGAAATTCTTGGGTGCTTTGATAAGGATTCGGCCTAAAATTAAGCAAGTTTGTTAGCTGTTTTACCCTAATTCCGCTAACTACGCCTTCATTTACTTTATCTTTTACATCATAATCTAGACTAGAAGCCGCTGACACTACCATGTTTACGCCGCGATTAACAACCTCTAGGTTTCTAAATGCTTGTTGATAAGTAAGTTTACTAGTCGAGGGAATATGCGTACCCTCGGACTGTGCAATTCTGACTTGTGCAGGATTTAGTTTTTCACGAATCCATTGCACACTATCTGTAATTAAACCCATGTGTTTTCCTAACAAAATTCGCTAAAGAAACTTCCATAGCTTTGCTTAGGAACAGCACGACCACCGCCAGCAACTTTTTCACGCTGAATTTCTATCCAACGTTTTTGTTTAGGTTCACTACCTGGTTGAGGAGTTTTACCGTACACACCATGAAGCGCTACGTGATGAGGATTACATAGGGTGTAAACCTGTTCATATAACTCACTATGGTGCTCACTAATAAACTCATCTCTAACAGATAAGATTCCCTCATCAGTTGAAATGTCATATGCTTTGCAACGAGCCCAGTTCTCTAGTAACAGGGTTACACTGTGCAGATGATGTAATTCCAAGTCCTGATTTGTGTTGCAAATATAGCAATGATCTTGCTTTTCATAAGCCGACTTGGCTTTATCTCTAACGTGTTTAACGGGTATACGTTTGTTTGTGTTTTTTGCCATTACTTTAATGAACTACGAAGCATCCACGAATGCTTTTTGTGTGCATCTTGACGATCTGCTAAAAAGTTAGATAACCCATGATCTCCGGCTTCTTCAGCTACCATAAATAACTGCTGAAATTTCATTGCCATCATGTCCGAGTCTAACAGTAGCTCTTGTAGCAAGCCTTTCCAGTCGCCTGGAGCATTTTCATCTTGAATATAGGTTAATTGCAAAAACTGTGTGAGGCTAGCAGGTGTAACAATTTGTAGCGCTCGTAGTTCTTCGGCATAAGTATCGATTGATTCTAGCACTTCATTGTAAATACGCTCTAACATTAAGTGTAGTTGGTAAAAAGGTTCGCCTTCTACATTCCAGTGAAAGTTAGCTGCTTTTAGGTAAAAACTAAACTCGCTGGCAAAAACGCGCTTAAGTTCTAGGTAGTATTCGTTTTTGTCCATGATTTTAATCAGTAATTTTTTATAATACTGGTATTGTACACCTTGAGCACAAAGAAGTCAACTATAAATTTTTATGACCTAGATAGTGTATGTGTATAATGCATA